TTAGCCGTTGTTGTGGATCTTGATCCGGGTGATATCGATGTCGATATCGACCTTCTCGTAGTGTCCGTTGAGCTGTCGGAGGTATTCCTCGGTGGAGATGTCGCGTTGTGTGTCGGCGTTGATGGTGGTGTTGGAATACTTGGGTATGACGTAGTTTGCCCAGTGGGCCATGGCAGCGACTTTGTCGGCGGGATCTTTGATTTTGTCTATTTCCTTTCCAAGATTTTGGATTCTTGGTGCAAGCTGTTCGTGGATGAGCTTGCGCAGATCGTTTGTTATCTTGTTTTTTGATCCGGGCTTTCTTCCTCCTATCTTGGGATGTCCTTTCTGGAACTGTCCGCTGTTGGCAGCGGGCGTATTCTTGCTGTTGTCTTCCTTTTTCCTGGGCATAGCTGTGACTCTTTAGATGTGACAGGGGCAAAGATATGATTTTTTTCTGATAGAGGGTGTTTTTCAGATTGGAAAATTTATCATAAGGGGGTGGATTGGATTATTTATCTTTGCTTTCAAGAAACAAATAATTGCAATTAAGATGTTTGGTAGTTTAATCGGAGGCGGAATCTCCGCTATTGGCGGTATTGCTGCAGGAGCTGCGGCGAACAAAGGCTTTAACCAGGCCATTGAGATGTACCAGAACCGTATGAATCAGGTCACGGCACACCGTGACAAGTTGTATTACCAGGATCCGACGCAGAGTGCGGAGAACCAGGCAGCGGTGACACAGGCCCGTGAACTGCTGAATGCCCAGACGCAGCGTGCAGCGGCGAACAACATTGTGACAGGCGGCTCGGACGAGAGTCTGGCGATGCAGAAGGCATCGGCGGCGAAGACCGTGGGTGACATGATGCAGCAGCAGGCCGTTCAGGGTGCGGCGAAGAAAGAGCAGATCTGGGACAATGCGGACCGCCAGCTGGAGTCTCTGAACAACCAGATCGCCCAGATGAAGCTACAGAAGGCGCAGAACAAGGCTCAGGCCATCAGTTCGGCTGCCAGCGGTCTGGCGAGTGCGGCAAACGGTTTACCCATTTAAAAAAAAGGAGGTAGTGATGGGACTGACTGACAGACAATTCAAAATTGAGGCTCAGCCGGTGGCGGACGCTTCCGGCGGTGGGACTGCCGTGGCACAGCAGCAAACGCAACCGTTTGGGCTGACGGACGAGCAGAAGGCGGCGATGACCTATACTGCCGACGAGATGGAGAGGGGGAAGTTTCAGGCCCCTTCGCTGAAGGATGCGCAGCAGGAGGCGATAGCGACCCCCTCCCAGCCTCCCCGAGGGGAGGGGAATGCTGGGAGTTCTGGAATTTCCGGAAATACTGGAGATTCTGGAGGTTCTGGTGGGGGGCTGAGTTACGGCCCGGTTGCCGGTGAGGAGAGTCCTTCGCACATAGCGGACTGGAGCAATGGCTGGGAGAAGGGGTTGCAATGGCTCTGGACGGAGAAAGGCCAGCAGGCGAAGCCCGCTGAGGTGATAGCCGACTATAACAGTTGGGCGAAGGAAAACGGCCAGGCTCCGCTTGATGCCCTTCAGTTCTATCCGTGGCTGATGAAGTATGACGCGACAAAGAGTATCGCCGAGAACGAGGCTGAAGAGAAGAAGCGCAAAAGGCGTGAGAAGTGGGAGCAGATCGGCAACGTGCTGATCCATGCCGGTAACTTCATCGGTACGCTGACGGGTGCCCCGTCGATGAAACTGGAGTCGGGCGTGCAGTTGACTCAGCGCCAGCAGAAGATGAGAGACGACCTTCTGGCACAGCGCCGGAACCAGGCCAACGACATGCTTTCGCAGTACTACAAGCAGCGTGCCGAGGAGCGTCAACGGGAACTGGCAAATTCAACCATCAACTACAACAATATACGTGCTGATGAAGTAGGACGTGAAAGTGGGCGTAAGGATGCGTTGAATGCTTCCCGGATAGACACGGAGCATGCACGCCAGGGCGTTTACGGTGCGCAGCAAGGCAACTACGAGAGTCAGCGGCGTGAGCGTGACGCCTTGCGTCCGCTGAAGGAAGCGAACCTGAAAAGCAGTACGGTATCCCATTATGCCAGTGCGAATGCCTCGAATGAGCGTGCGAGCAAGACCCGCACGGAGCGCAACCGCCTGAACCGCCGTGAGAACTTCATTCAGGCGTACAAGGACAATCCGGAGCTGGCAAGTGCGTATGAGAAGAAATACCGTGTGGGCGAGTATGCCGGCGGCAACAAGTCGAAGGAATGGAGCAACAATATGGTGGAGGATTTCATGAACCAGGTGGAGCTTGCCAAGAAGCGCGGCACGACGTATGGCGGCAAGGGCAAGGGCTACGGCAAGAAAAGTAAGGGAAGAGGCTATTAACATAAGAAAGCTAAAGCATGAACAACGATAATCTGAAAGGTCTGTACGAGACATTGAAGAGGGAGGGTTACGAGCCTCCAGTGTATGAACAGTTTGAGAAGGACATGCAGGACGAGAAGAACTTGCAAGGCGCCTATCAGACATTGAAGAACGAAGGCTATGAGCCTCCGGCGTATGAGACTTTCAGGAGCGATATGGGATTTGGGGGTGATGGGAGTAATGGGAGTAATGGGAGTAATGGGAGTAATGGGGATAATGGGGTTAATGGGAAGGATGGGAGTACTGTAACACAGCAGCCTTCACAACCGGTTATGGAACAAAAGGGCCAGACCGTTATCGGGGGGAAAGAGCAGCCGCAGTATAGCCAGGAGGTGTATGACCGCTATGACAATCAGGAGGTGACAAGGAAAGGAGTGAACGATATTGAACTGAAGTCGCTGGAGGATATTGCGGCTGAGATGGAGTCTGAGAAGGCCGGAAGCAGCAAGACGGGGAATGGACTTATCAGTCGTGCGCTTGGTGCCTTCGGACAGCATGACGCGCAGAATGCAGGTATGGGACTGGGAGTAGAAGCCGCGGCTGAGCCGCTGCCTGCCGCAAAACAGCAGGATACTCAACAGTCTTTGGAGGATACGCTGGAAAAACGCTATGCGCAGATTGTGCAGGAGGGTAATGTACAGGAGAGTCCTTTCCAGCAGATGGTGGTGGAGCTGTTGGGTAGCGGGAAGGCGACAACTCCCGTCGAGGCACAGCAGATGGCTTACGACCTTAACTACCGTTATGCAGACAAGACAGGTTCATCGACCGTCGGGAAGCTGCTTGATACCATCGGACAGCCTACGCCTGAGATGGGTACGCAGATAGACAACGGCTGGTATAATGAAGGAGTACAGTCGGAGATAGAGGCCAATGCCAAGCGTCTGGGCCTGAACTACGACGACTATGTGAGGAACCATGTAAAACCCGCCATGCAGCGTGAATTAGAGCAGCGTTACGGCTATTCCGAGCACGATGCCAAGGTGCTTTCCGGAAGGATGTTCGAGAATCCGGAGCACGTACGCAAGCAGATGGAGTATAATGCTGCAGGCAATATCATCGGCAACTTCATGGACGGTGCGGTCAGAAAGGAATTCTCCGATCTTGACCGTCAGGCCAGTCCATTGAGAGACGCCTTGGACATGAGCGGTGAGAGTTTCCTGTATGCCAAACGTGAATACAACAAGCAGACAGATCCTGACAAGATTCTCTCTTCGCTGCTTGACAAACAGCATTCCCTTTACATCGACCTGTTGACAGACAGCAGGAGCCTGAATCAGATCCAAGCCAGAGCAGACGCTTTGGGAATAGGCCTTGGTGATTATCTGGACCAGTATGTGGCCCCGCAACTCAACAACGCCATTGTAGAAAAATTCCGCCAGGTGGGTATAGAGCGTGAGCTACCGAAGGACACGATGGATTATGTGCTGGGCGGTTTTGAAGACAGTGTCGGCGGTATGCTGCTGAGCCGGATGATGAACGGAGCTACACGCCAGGAATTCAAGAACGAAGCTCTTGCCATGACCGAGGCGGGAGAAAACCCGTATATGGACGGCAAGCCCGGCCTGCTGGCACAAGGCGGACGCCTGGCTACAGGTATGGCAGCCGACTTCTGGCTGTGGGGTGGCTGGGGAAAGATCGGTTCCAAGGCTACCCAGCAGTTGATGAAGGAGCGTATTGCCCATCTTGCAGCAGAGCGTGGCGTGACGGAAGCCGTAGCCTACCGTCTGGCTGAGGAAGAAGCCGGTCATTACCTGAAGAAAGGCGTGGTAAACAATCTCTTTAAGCATGTCCCACAAAGTGCTATTACCATGAGTGGTGCAGAGGCTACCACAGCAGCTGTACAAGGTATCCGTGACCGTCAGGACATGGGTACGATCATCAACAACACGGTAGGTCAGGGTGTACACGGCGCGTTTACCGGTACTGCCTTTGGCTTGACTGGCGGTTTGATGGGTGGTCTTACCCAAGGCCTGACAGGTGCGAAGCGTCTTTTGGGTAAGCTGGCAGGTCTTGAAGTTGAGGCAGCCACCTTATACACCACAGAGGAACTTGCCAGGATGGCCAACGGAGAAGAAGCCTTTGACAATCCGTTTGAAGGTTTGGTAGAGAGCAACGTGAAGTTGGGATTCATCAAGGCCAGTGCCAATCCGGTACGTGCCATCGGCCGGCTGTTTGATGCCGTGAGACATCCTGTGAAGGCTTTAAGGGCTGCGACAGAGTCGCAACATACTTTGACAGATGAGGATGTGGCGGACATTATGAGTAGTAACGACGGTCGGACGCTGATGGATGCGCTGACCGCGATGCGTCCTGCCGACAATGCGCGCGAGCCAGGCAATCGTCTTGGAGAGGTGAGTGTGGAAGATGCAGAAAAGAGTGCTGCAGCCTACCGTGACTTCATGACAGATCCGGACCGTCCCTGGATTCGCAAGCAGAAGGTTGCCCGTCTGTTAGGTGGTATGCTTCCGCCTCCCGGACTGGAAGTCAGTGCCGAGCAGGTGAATAACGGTGACGGTACATGGAGTGTGCGGACCCGTGACTATGACGGCCAGACTATCCGTTTGGATAAATATGACAGTCTGTATGATGCTGATGTCGCTATTGACGACATGGAGCGTGACCTTGACACGAACCGTACGGAAGCCCTCCGGCAGCGTATCGACATGTATGATGCCTACCGTAACTATTCGGGCTATCTGGAGGCAGAGTATGAGACGGCTGTCCAGAAGATGCGCAGCGGTGCCGAATTGACAGACGGAGAGAAACAAGTGGTCTATCTCCATCAGCATCGTGGGGAAATGCTTGACATTCAGAACAAGCTCAATGACGGTGAGGAATTGAGTGAAGAGGAGAACCGCCTTGGCCATATTTACACAGAGCGTTTTAACGACTATGTAAGGAGAGGATCGGCCTCGGATGCGTTTACCCGTGAATGGGAAAAAGCTAACGGACTTCCCGAGGGATCCGTGGAACAAGCTATCTATAGTCCTGAGCGTGACGAGACGCAGCAGCGGATTGCTGATGCTTACCGGGAGGCTATGGAAGAACGCATTGAGGAACTGAAGACTACCCGACAGGAGAGGGATGATGAGAGAACTATAGAACCAATAGGGGCTATAGAAGCTGCGGCACAACCGCAGCCTGCAGAGAAGGGGATTGATGGGGTTGATGGGAATAATGGGAGTGCTGGCTATTTGCGGGGAAGGGCAGCCATCGTGAATAATGACGGTGGTGAGATGCGTCGGATCGGGCATGAGGTGAACGTGGCTGATGCCAGGATCGCGAGAATGTTCAGCAAGGAGGAGGCCGCTGCCATCTACCAGGCCGTGGAGAGCGGTGATGAGGTGGCTTTGGCCGCAGTAACACAGCAGCAAACGGAACCGGCTAAGCGGGATGCCATCATGAAGCTTGCCGATGCGCTGGACGCTGCCAGGGGCATGGATGCGGCCTTCGACGAGCAGACAGCCGGGATCGAGGGTGAAGTGAGGGCTGAGGCTGAGCGGTACCAGAGTGAGGACGGGCGGATAGTTCCGCTGACGCTTTCCGACGGCTCGACGGCATTCCTGATGAACGGTGATCCCGAGAACGAATACGGAACGGTGAACGTGGCCTATACGGACGAGGCCGGCCAGGTGCAGCACAAACAGATTGCCGCACGGGATATCACGTCGATCGGTGAGGCTGAGGCGACGGATGCGTATGTGGCGCGACGGTCGGAAGAGCTGAGAAAGGAGCAGGAGGGCAGCTTTAAGAACCAGATCGGCGGTGTGGACCTGCGTACGGGAAACACGGTGGAGCTGACCATGAACGGACAGACGGCGCCGTTCAGGATTGACGGATTCTTCGACAACGGCGACCTGCAGTTGAGCGATGAAGGCGGTGAAGCCATGCGTAGGAGCAGGGACGAGGTTCTCGGCCTGATCCGTGCCACTGAGGTGAAGCGCGTGAGTGAGGAGCTGGATGCCGAGGAGAAAGCCCTGAAGGAGGCTGAGAAGGCACGCAAGGAAGCTGAGAAGGCCGAGGCCGAGCGGTTGAAGGGCGTGGAGCGCGATCGCAGGGCGCAGATTGAGGAGATTCGGGGTAAGGTTCTTAAGGACTCTAAGGACTCTAAGGACTTTAAGGATGGGGATATGGAAGTTATGGGGGAAATGGGAGTTATGGGGGATTTGGGAGAGATGGAGAAGTATCTGCTGGAGCATTTTGACTCGGAGGTGGATGCCGATGCGTTTATCAGGGAGCAGCGTGTGGCGTTGCGTAATTACCAGCGGGACGAGGTGCAGCCGAAGATTGATGCGCTGCAGCGGGAGTTGGATGCGTATGCACGTAGTGAGCGTGAGATGACTCCGGAGGAACTGTCTGCCGTGATACAGCAGCATACCCAGCTGATGAGGCAGCAGGAATTCTTGAACGGTCAGGCTCAGAAACTGAAGGATGCCAGCAAGCGCGTGGGTAAGATCTACAGCGGGAAGGTAGGCACTCAGGGGCTTGATGCCACAGACAGCAGGAGCCGGCGTCTCTTGACGCTGCAGAAGGCGAGAAGCTATGAAGACAAGCTGAAGAAAGCCCGTGAGTTGTATGCCGGTGACGCCGAGGCTTCGTCACTCTTTGACTTTGAGAGTATGGAGCCCAAGACGATTGAGGAGTATGCCGCAGAGTTCCTGGGAACTGTTCCCGAGCAGGGAAAGGGTATCATCGACTTTGAGAGTCTTCAGGAAGAGACCGGTCACGGCGGAAGGAGGGTAGGCGGTGACAGCCGTGGTTACAGTGCTTATTTAGCCCCGAAGGGTAAAGGTGAGAGTATCAAGGCGTTGGCACATAAGATGTGGGAGCGTCTGCCGGAACAGTTGCATGAGAACTGGACGGACCAGGACTGCCGGAATGCGCTGATAGAAGTGCTGAGCAGTGCGCAGGTGCCGACGGATATCCGCGACTATATCCTGAACGACCGTATCAATCAGGCCGAGAAGTATCTGAGAGCTCAGGAGGAATATGAAGAAGAGCTCCGGATGCAGGAGTGGGCTGAGGCTTATCATATCCCAGCCGGTGAGCGTGAAGCCTATGAGGAGTCTATACATCAGATAGGTGAAGAATATTCTTCGCTTACAGATGATGATATTCAGAAAATAAATGCTATCTTTGCAGAAAAATACGAATCAAGAGATGAACAAGATCGAAGAAGCCAAGAAATGGATCGCCAGCCTGTCGCCGCAGGAGATGGTGGAGATGGCACAGGTGGCCAAGGAAAAATACGGCCACTTAGTTCCGAAACTGCTGATACGCAAGATCAGGGAAGACCGGACGGTGATGGGCAAGACGTCGGAAAAGACGAAGACGCTGCAGCTGCTTCAGTTGTACCTGATTCAGATGTGGCTGGAGGAGCACAAGGAGGAGGAAGAGCCGCTTCAGGGCGAAGTGATTTGGCAGAAGCCCAAACAAACGCTCCGTTAAGCGATGAAGTCAATGAATATGACAAGCCTTTTGTTAAATCTTCTGACGGAACAACAACCTTTGGAGAAGTAACAAAAGATAGTGGTTTACCTTCAGCTCCTATCAAATTAAGTCTTGGCGAGAATACTATTGATGAGAGTGGAGTAAACCATGGTTATGGTTTGCTTCATATTGAAGCTGGACATGGTGATCAAATTCGCTCTGCAGGTTTCAGTTCAATAGAAGGTTTCGTCGAGGAAGTTGCCCGCAACTACGACACTATCCGCGAGGGTAATGCTATTGCCGGTAACCCAACTTATCTTTTGGAGGTTTCCGACGAACACAATAACACGTTATTTATTCAATTATCAAATGACGGAACGTATTGGAACGTAAACAGCGCAGGTATTTTCCGAAAAAAATACTCGCGCCGTATGCGTGAAGTCGCGTCTCTGCCCACCATCGAGAACAGTTCAAGCACCGAAACTGTTGAGGTTAATCGCGGCCAAAATAAAGGTGCAACCGCCACCAGCGAGAACTCCTCCTTGACTTCTGATGGCAAAGATACGGAAAATATTTCGAATTTGCAAGAAAATGAGGGAAAAGTTGCTGCAAAACAGCAACCTGCGGAGAAATCGTCTTCCATTCAGGGAATAGAGGGGTATGATGCAGACGAGGTGCTGAATGCCGTACGCGGCGACATTGAGATAAAGCTGGAGGATGCAGGCATTGATGGTGTGACCATCAAGGGCATGGCCCTGCATGGCAGCCGTATGCGCGGTGATGCGCGTGAAGACAGTGACCTGGACGTTGTCGTGGAGTATGAAGGGGATTTCAGCGAGGACGGTCTTTTCAATATCCTGAATGAAGTGCCCACTACCATTGAAGGTATCACAGTAGATATTAATCCCATCACCAAGGGTAAGAGCGGCACGCTGGAGGAGTATATGGAGCGTAGCCGGAAGTATGATGAGGAGAAAACCCCCTCCCGTCCTCCCCGAGGGGAGGAGGATAAGGGCCTTAAGGGCTTTAAGGAGAGACTGGCGACGGCTGTGGAGGAGACGAATACGGAGCCTACGGAAGGGCAGAAGGAGGCAGGGAATTACAAGAAGGGGCATTTGTCTTTCGGCGGTTACAATTTTACTGTGGAGAATCCGAAGGGGAGCGTGCGTAGCGGCAAGGATGCCAGCGGCAAGCCGTGGAGCATTACGATGCATAACACCTACGGGTACCTGACCGGCAAGGGACATCTGGGCAAGGACGGTGATCATCTGGATGTGTTTATCAATGATGATGCGGATCTGGATTTGTTTGGGAATAATGGGGTTAATGGGAGTGATGAGAAGATATACATTATTGACCAGGTGAATGCGGACGGCTCGTTTGATGAGCATAAGATCATGTGGGGCTTTAACAGTGAGGTCGATGCCATCAGGAACTACCTGATGAACTATTCGCGTCCGTGGCATGGTCTGGGTAATATAACGGGTGTTGACAAGGCCACCTTTGACAAGTGGGTGGAATCGAGCGACCGGAAGGTGAAACCATTTGCCGAGACACGCTTCGGGGATAAGCGGGATGTTGCGGCAAAGGTGATGGGAGAGGTGAAGAGGAGAAATGGAATATCCAAACTGGGCAGTAAAGAAGTTTCCAACAAAAACAAGATTGAGGATGTAGGTGAGGTGATTGCCGGTGCCAGAAAGGATATGCGCCGGAAGATAGCCGAGAGTATCGACAGTGCCACGGAGAAGATGCTGACAGAACTGCCGTTCTCAAAAGCCTACAAGAAGCCTGACCTGAAAAAGGCCGTAGAGGAAGGTGCTTTAAGGGAAGAGGATGCCACCTTCTATGATGCTTTCTTCTCTACCATGGTTAACCAGAGCAAGCCCAAGATAACGCAGTCGGAAATGCGGATGAAGAAATGGAAGCCCGACTACCGTACGAATGTTGAACGCTGGGCTGAGAATACCCATAAGTCGCTGCAGGTGCTGAAAGAGTTTGTCGAGGCTACGGAAGATCAGCGTGACGAGATTATCAGGAAGGCGCTTGAAAACAAATATCCGACTCGTGAAGCAGAGCTTGCCGAGATCGAGAAGCGTAAGGAGTGGAACAAAGGCCGCGATTTCAAGGCCGGTGACAAGACCACTCCGAATCCGTTGTGGGTGACATACGAAGTGATGAAGCAGCTGGACTACAAGCCCGGTGAAAAGCTTGACATTCCCTATGGTATCCTGAAGGCCGATGCACACGGTATGGGCTATTATCTCACAAATGCCAAGAATGAGCAGAATTACAATTTCCATCCTCAGAGCATAGAAGACGGTATCTCGGATATCGTATGGCTTGCGAAGCTGAAAAGAGGCGACAGCGACATACAGCATCCGATGAGTTCATTCAGTACACCTTCAACAAAGCGTGAGCTGGGTGAGTCAGGCAAATACAGGGTTGTATGGGGTGGCCTGAACATCAAGACCAGGGATTTCGACAGCAAGAAAGAGGCCGATGACTTTGCGGCCAGCAGGAAGCAGCAGGCGATTGTGTCGCCAATCATGGATGTAGTGCGTCTGCATGGCTTCAAGGTTACGTTCCGTCATCCGCTGACGAATGAAAAGATCGTTGTCAGTGATCAGGAGTTTGACACGAAGGACGAGGCCCAGGCCTATCTCGAAGAGAACTATGATGCGCTGAACGAGAAGCTGAACGATATCCTTTCGGCACAAAGTAAGGACAAGAAGAAAAAGGAGCTGACAGCCGATGATCTGGTCTATGTCGCGATGGTCCGTGGTGATGACAACAAATGGACCCATGGCGTGGTCATGGATAAGAAGTATGCCAACAACTACGGTATGCCCCGAGTGCTTAAAGAAGGTTTTGCTACCCGTGATGAGGCCAAGAAGTATGCAGAAAGCATTAAGAATGAAATTTTCAACAGCTATAAAAGCTACAAAGACAGGCAAAAGGATATCGTCTATTTTGATACAGGCGAGAATTCCAGGCTTGGTGAAGACTACCGGGGCGGTAAGGATGTGAGCGCGGAAGACTTCATGAACACCTTTGGTTTCAGAGGAGTTCAGTTTGGCAACTGGACCAACCAGGCAGACCGTCAGATGGCCGTGAATCAGGCATACGATGCCTTCCTTGACCTGGCTAAGCTTATCGGTGTTTCCCCGCAGGCGCTGAGTCTAAACGGAGAGTTAGGCATTGCCTTTGGTGCAAGAGGTGTCGGTGGCTTTGCCGCACATTATGAGCCGGGTGAGATTGTGATCAACCTTACAAAGACGCAAGGTGCAGGATCACTGGCACATGAATGGTGGCATGCCCTTGACAACTATTTTGCAAGAGCCGCAGGAGAGAAGGGAGGCATGGTTACCGACGACTCCGGCCTGGAGATGCGTCCGGAGCTTCGAAAAGCATACAATACACTGACAAAACAAATAGAAGCCAGCAAGTATTTTGCCCGTTCAAAAGCCAAAGGCGACTACTGGGGCCGCATGCACGAAGTTACTGCCCGTCTGTTGGCCGAATGGGTGGACCAGGAACTGAAGAAGCGCGGTGAGCTGAACACCTTCCTTTCAAGAGGTGTGAACACAGAGCGGACGATGGAGAACAACTATCTTTTTCATCAGATGGTGAAGAAGATGGCTGGTGAGAAACCACTTTCGTTTGAAGAATTCAAGAAGACCGATGATGCCATGCACGGATCGCCCTATCCCTCGAAGGCAGAAGTGCAAAGCTTTGCCGATGCTGTGCGCAACATCTTTGACGTGATGCAAGAGCGCATAGACGAGGAAACAGGAAACATCATGCTCTATGAGCCGGATTCGGAGTATAATGCTCAGGAACCGACTCCCCGCAGGAGAAATCCGAAGGTGGTGAGTTATATGGAGGGAGATTTGTTTGCTACGGCGAAACCGCAGCCTACGGAGAAGGATTTGTTTGACACACAGGAGAGTCGGAATACGTTGGCCAAGATTGTCAGTATGCGTCCTGTGGAGCCTCGGCTGGATACCCATGGGCTGTCGAGCGACTATCCGCAATTACAGTCATTCAAGAAAGAAAATCCTCATGCGCTGGTTGCGCAAAAAGCATCCGGCGGAGATTATGTGTTCCGTGGTAACGATGCCGTTACCGTGGAGAACATCACACATTTGGACGGTGGAACGGTGAAGGGCGTGCGTGAACTACGGATACCTTCTCAGGTTGTTGACAGGTATCTTCCCATGATGGTCAGACACGGTAAGATCGTTGCCGTTATCGACCCCAACAATCCCCCGACGGCCAAGACAGGAGGAAGATCCAAGACTTTATCAATTAATACAGATTCCGGCAGCGATCGTCTGAATCAGTTGCTGGAAGGTAGGAAGAACAGGGATGCCGATTACTTGCGTTCGTTGATAGGGATGCAAGAATCATATATCAGTCAGCTGAAGAATATGATTCCTTCTGAGGAGCGTCTTTACGAGGAATGGCAGCGCGCCGTGGGTACGAAGAATGAAGAGAAAGCCCAGCGAGCGTACGAGGACTACTATGCCGAGCATGAAGAAACGATTCTGGCTTTTGATGAGGCTCGTAATCAACTTAACGACCTTTATGAGGAACTGTCAGGCAAACTTACGAAGGCTGCAGGAGAACGCCAGAAGCGTCTTTCAGATATGAGTGACGAGAATCTGCTTGAAGGTATCGGCCAGAATGCGAACAGCAAGGACTGGGACCTGTACATCGACGAGTATGACAAGCGTCACCGTAAAGACTATCAGGACGCTTTGACTGCCTATTCGGACATGCTGGAGAAAGAAAACGTGAGTCTGGATGATGCCTATGGTATGTATGCCGACGTTTCAAAAAGGTGGAACGACGGTGGATTTGCCAGTGATGAGCGCAGTAAGCTGATGGCTCAGGTGGATGCGTTGGAGGAATATGTGGACAGGCTGGAGAGCGAAGCCATTGAGCGGGAGGAAGCCGAGGAGGAAGAAGCCGCTGCACAGCAGCAGCCTACAGAGAAAAGGGATCGTTATGAAGAGGATAAAACGGCGGTCAGAGCACATGGATATGACCTGACGAAGCTGAGGCTGAGAGATCTTGGCGAAGGTGAGACGAGCCATGTAGAACGGCGTTATGTCGAGAACGGTTCTTTCTCGTTTACCGGTGGTGAGCGTATTGAGAGTGCTGCAGACGTGGCTTATATCTTCAGACAGCTGGAGGATTCAGCCGTTGAGAACTCCTTTATGGTGTTGATAAAAGATGGCGTTCCTACGGTAATACATCTTGCCATTGGTTCGTATAATGGTGTGATGGCTCCGATAGAGCAGGCTTTCGTTGCCTACAAGGAGATAGATCCCGATAAGGTGCTATTCCTGCATAACCATCCGAGCGGCAGTCTGAAGGCGAGCCGCGAAGACCTTGCGTTACAGAAGAAAATGGAGGTTATTTTCGGGAATAAGGCCTTACCGGGTATTATCATCGACACGAAGAGCGGCAAGTATGCGGAGTTTACCGGTGGCAGTACTTCCTCCTATTCTTCATGGGAAGGTAAGCGTCCTGACTCTGTTGAGAAAGATATTCCGGTAAGGGTGTTCAATTTTTCCAAGCAAGTGTTTTCTGAAGACTGGAACCCTGAAACCGCCTTTGAGGCAGCCAGTTCCCAGAGCATGGCTGCGTTTGTGAGCAGTCACCGTCTTGGTGATCACAAGAAACTGAGTTTAATTGTGACGGATACGGCAGGTCATATCACTGGCAATGTTTTCCTTCCATGGACTTCCATGGAAGAGATAGGTAAGGGTAAAACTGCCCTTCAGATTGCCACCTATGTACAGCAGATGGGCGGTAAATGTGCTTTCATTTACGGTAACACTCCGATTACAGATAACCGTGGCATCGGTGCATTAAAAACAAACCTGGAAGGTCATAATGTCTATCTGAGAGATGTGTTGACCGTAGAGGGTAGTGCATATGAACGAGGTGTTCTTTATGAGCCGGAGATGGAATACAAGGGCAGTGCCAAGGAAATGATGGAGGCTGTCGGCAAGCGTTATCATGGAAAGGAAATGGTGTTCCTGGACAAGACTCATGACGAAGAGCAGATTTTGAAAGATCTTGGACTTTATGATGAATTGTCCAAATGGAAAGATGCACCAGGTTATGAAGACTTGATGAATGATCTTCGTAAGAATCTGAAAAAAACCGTTGCTTCCTATAACCGAGATACGAAAAAAATCTATATCTTTGCACCGGATATGACTTCTTCCTATGCAGAAGAGGTATTTTTCCATGAGAACATCCATGCCATCCTTGATGATTGGTACGGAGGCGGTAAGAGAGGTATTGCCGACCGTTTCTGGAAGGTTATGCCCGATGACGGGAAGGTAAGTAAGACGTACGTTAAAGAAAAGAGTTCCGATGAGTCAGAATATGCCGAAGAGGCTTTTGTCTATTGGCTGAGCCGTTCGATGAAGGACGGTGACGTATCGGATTTCCTTAACTATTTTGACGATGCGGACAAGAAGCGAATCAATAATATCCTTAAAACACTTGGTTATGACACAGAGGAAGAATCAGGAAGAAGAGTTCGTTTGCGGAGGAATCAACATGTTTCGGAGGCTCAAAGCGGATATTCAGAAATTCATCAAGGAACAGGAGGAAAAGCAAGCGGCGGAGCAGCAGAAGAAGGGCTGACTGATGCAGCGTCGGAGCCGCTGCCTGCGGAGAATACGGAATTCAGTATCAGGCAGGAGGCAGCTCCGAGGAAGACCGGTATCGGGTACAAGGTGTTTGTACTGAAGGACGGAAAACTCTATCCTCCGATGGTTGCGAATCCCGGTGGCGAAGACACGCCAGTGGGTGTGTGGCTGAATGCCGATGCCGCACCTGTTTCAGGTACGTCAAAGACCGGAAGGCCGCAGGTTAAGGCAGGCGGCAAGGGTACACAAGGTGGCAGCGGTCAGTTAGCTTACCGTCCAGGCTGGCATCTGGGTGTCATTCCCTATGCTTTGCAGTTTGGTCGTAAGGATCCCGTGACAGGTGAAAGGACATTATTCCCCAACAATTTTGTATGGGCAGAAGTGGAATACGCCAACGATGTTGACTATCAGGAAGAGGCCCGTCAGGAAGGAATCAACGCCAACGGCAAGTATCAGCACTCACTTGCAGGACTGAAGCATTTGCCTGTTGACGGAAGTTACATGTATCGTACGAATCCGGATCCGAACACAGATCCTTGGATTATTACCGGAGCCATGCGCGTAAAACGTGTACTGAAGCCGTCGGAAGTGGATGAACTTGTGAAGGCAGCCGGGCGTGAACCGCAGAAGCGTCAGGAAGGCTTTGTGACTGATGAGCAAGTAGATAATCTAAACAAAGCCATTACTCTTCAGCGTGACAAAGAGCGGGAGGCCCATGAGCTGGCGACGAAGGCCGTGATGCAGGTTCTCGGAGAGAGTGGCGTGAAGTATCATGAAGTGAGCCAGGAGGAGGCTCAGGATGTTCTGAAGAATGCTCAGTTACTTCATGATGGACGTTCTTTCCATGTAGATACTCCTGTGTTTGTAAGCAATGCGCTGAAGGCCGTGGAGGGTATCAAGCAGGAGAAGGCTACTCCGGAGCAGTGGCTGAAGATGATTGAGAAGAACGGTGGCCTGAAGGCTGGCGAGGATAAGTGGATGGGGCTGAGTGACTGGCTGAACCAGCGGAAAACCGCTGGGCACGGTGGCTCGATTACCAAGCAGGAGGTTCTTGACTTTATCCGGGCGAATCAGATCCAGGTGGAGGAGGTGAACTATAACGAGCACATCGACCTCGACAATAATCCCAACATGAAGCAGTTCCGTGAGGAGTTTGACGATTTTGTTGAGAAGTTCAAGAATGAGAAGGAAGCTGTAGATGCCGAGATGGTAGGCTTCAATGATGAGATGTACGGCAAATACGGTGAAGGATGGGCAGGCAAGCTCAGCAGTGCCGACAAGAAACGCGGTGAGGAGCTGCAGTCCAGATATAACCGTTTGACCGATGGAGATCCCAAAGAACTTGCTTTCAACGAAATGGTGGAAAGGTACGGAGATGATTTCGGGATGGCTTTTGAGGTGAACTATGGTAATGGCAAGCTGGAACCTCAGACGGATATGTATGGTGACGATCTGTCGGATGTAGCCAAACATTTCCTGGAGTTTGAAGAACAGCCCATCAATTCCACCAGACTGAGTTATACCACCAATGGACTGGAGAATAAGAAGGAGATTGCGCTTACCGTGCCGACCGTGGAGAGTTGGAACGAGGATGATGAGATTCACTTCGGCGATGCCGGTGGTGGCAGGGCTGTGGCTTGGGTGCGGTTTGGTGAAACCGAAGGTGTTCCAAATAGTGTTGATGCCGATAGGTATCATGACTATTCGCGTAAAATGAAAGAAGCCATTTCAAGAAGAAACGAAATGGTAGAGCAACTTAAACGCTACAAGGGAGGTATGCTTACCGAAACACAAAAGCGTTTGGAAGAAGAAGAAACCTATATACAGCAATTACGCGAAAGATACAAGGACGTAGCAGATGTTAAGCCTACCCGTGTTCTTGTAATTGATGAGATTCAAAGCAAGCGGCATCAGGAAGGTAGGGAGAAAGGGTATGACACAGGAGAAGAAAAGAAGAAATACAAGGAAACTCTTGAGGCATTCCAGAATTTCAACAGGGAGATGCGCGGCAAATATGGTGAGCACACCATCCCTGCACAGTGGCCCGAGGAAGTCCGAAAGGAATTTGACAGACTACGGGACGAAAACAGTGCCGCATACGATGCGCTGAGAAACAGGCCGAACACTATTCCCGAGGCTCCGTTTGAGAAGAACTGGCATGAGCTGGCCATGAAGCGTATGCTTCGCTATGCTGCCGAGAACGGCTATGATAAGGTGGCCTGGACTAAGGGAGAGCAGCAGGCAGAGCGGTATAGTCTCAGTAAGGCATTTGACTCTGTGGAACGTGAAGACAATCCAAGTGTCAAGGGAAGACGCTTTGTGTTTAGCGGTAGAAATGTGGAAAACTTTGTTGTTGACGACGAAGGTAAAGTAATTGATTCTACTATCAACGATTCCAAAGGAAAGAATCTGTCAGAACTGGTAGGCAAGGACATGGCAGTGAAGCTGATGGCTCTGGAGAATGGCGACATCATAGAAGACGGCCTTCGTATCGGCGGTGAGGGAATGAAAGGATTCTACGACCAGATGCTGCCGAGGTTTATGGATAAGTACGGGAAGAAATGGGGCGTGAAGACCGGGGAGGTTAAGCTGCCTAACGTACAAGCCGAAGGTAACCCTTCGGGCACGGTGGCAACCATGTGGGCCGTGGACGTTACGCCGGAGATGAAGGAGAGCGTGATGCAAGGACAGCCGATGTTCAGTGCAGGCGGCAAGGAGCCGCTGGTGACTTCGGAGGGTGTGGTGTATGGCTATACGGACGGGGAGGATATCTATCTTACGCCTGAAGGCATCAACCCTGAGACTCCGGCGCATGAGTACGGACATCTGTGGGTGAAGGCCGTGAAGAAGAACCGTCCTGACCTCTGGGAGAATATCAAGGACCTGATGCGGGTGGATGAGCATTCGCAGAAGGTTTACCAAAAGCTGTTAGGTGACGAGAACTACAGTCAGATCCATGACAATGAGGATAAACTCTATGAGGAGGTGCTGACTCAGATGGGCGGCCAGAAGAACCGCCAGCGCTTTGAGCAGGCAGCCCGTGAGGTGATTGACGAGGCTCCGACGGCTGCTGAGGCCGTGAAGGTGGCAAACGTGATCAGCCGGATACGGCGTGCTTTCCGGAAGTTGTGGGACTGGGTAGGGAAGAGTCTTTTCCAGATCAAGAAGTTCAGGAGCGTCGATGAGGTGACGGACCGGATGATGTATGATTTCGTAAGAGAGAGAAATAATGGGAGTGATGGGAGTAATGGGAGTGATGGGAGGAATGAAGTAGATTCCGGAGAGGCTGAAGTACAGTTCCAGGTGGGGAAGGGGAAGCCGCGGAAGATGAAGGGGGAGGGTATGGCCCATTACTTCGAACGGTTGAGGGAGTGGGACCAGCGCGAGAAGGCGAAGAAGGATGCTGCCGAGGACGGCATTATGGAGCCGAGCCGTGAACAGGCCGACGCGAAGGCACATGCCGACTGGGCGCGTGACCATGCCGAATGGGAGAGGAACCCCGACGGCAAGGCTGAGCCCATGGAATGGGACTATGCCCAGAAGGCCGAGAAGCAATACCGTGAGGACCTGCAGGCCTACGAGGAGAAGATTGACGGCTATATGCCGGAGCGTACCCCTGAACTGACGAAGGAGGACGTGATCGTAGAGCGTGAGATGCAGGTGAAGACTCCTGCCCAGAAACTGATGAACGATATTTCGGAGCATCTTGCCCGTGAGTACGATCCTTATACGGCGCGTGACGCGGTGAAGGATGCCGTGATCCAGCGCCGGAAGGACATTGAGGAAGTATCTGCCGACGATTCCATCTACATAGAAGGTATCAGGAGAGAGACGAACCGGCTGGCCGACGAGCTGATGGCGAAGATGGGTGTTGACGGTGCGCGCCTGAAGACGGTGAAACTGCTGCAGACGATGAGTGACGGTAAGGTGAAGCCGCAGGTGACGGGTGGAGACATCCGCCGTGCCATTCCTTACCTTATCGAGGCTCCGATGCGCCGGAGAGACCTTGCCAACGAGGCCAACGAAGCCTTGGAGCACCTGGGCTATCCTGCCCGGTTTACGGCGGATAACATCAAGCGCGCCGAAAAGGAACTGGATGCTATACGCGATGAGGCTCAGGAATTGCTTGCGCTGCACAAGGAGATGGCCGAGGATGGACGTACGGAGATGACCGTCAAGGAACAGGGCTTGTACGGGAGAGTGCGGGAAGGTGCCAGGAAGGTTGCCGACGCCATGAACGGCGGGGGAGCCGCGGCAGAGCCGCAGCCTGCGGAGAAGGGGGGCGTGGCGATACAATCGCCACAGGAAAGGACGGGACATACGGGGGCGCGTGTCGGTGCGGATGATATCATGGCTACGCTGAGTATCTTGACGAAGCGGGTGAAGCCGGAAGGACTGAAGGTCAGTGAGGATATGCCGGAGCTGCAGCCGATCATCGGGCGGGCCAAGGACTGGTATGCCGTGGCCTACGGATGGCTGGAGGATGCCGGTATGCGTCCGGACGATATCGGCTACTATAAGGATTACGTTAACCATGTATGGGATAAGGAGCGGAGTGATCCGGAAGCCTATAAACGCTACGTGGATGTGGCCAACCGCCAGCCGACGAAGAGCCGTAACATGCGCAAGCGTGAGATCCGTACGCTGATGGACGGCGAGGAGCTGGGACTGGTGCCGAAGTACGTCGATATTGCCGACCTGATGGGCGAATACTCGAAGACCAACATCCAGTCGTGGGCCAACAAGAAGATGCTCGTTGACCTGAGCGGCATTGACGTGGTGGAGCGTGACGAAAGCGGCGAGCCGACGTCGATGATGTCCTTGCTGACAAGCCGTACGCCCGGCGTCTTCGACATGGATAAATACGACTACTTCGAGATTGCGGGCGTAGGTCCGGTGTGGGTGCATAAGGCAGTGTCAAAGAACTTCGGCCTTGTGTTTGAAACCTATGAGCCGGGAAAAATTGCGAAATTTTACGACCAGGCTGCCTCTATAGCCAAGAACGTCGAGCTGGCCTGGAGCGGTTTCCATGCTGCAGCCCTGACGGAGGTGTATGCGGCACAGAACGTAATCCGCCCGAAGCGGGCCATGCAGAATTTCTACAAGTACCTTATCCATGACAGTCTGCTACAGGGACAGCCCCCTGCATACGCAGATCCCGAACTGTATAAGGATGCTGCCCGGCATCTGGTGAAGCTCGGAGCGACGGGTGACTATGCCCCGGAGGCGATGAAGCAGGTGAGTGAGCAGCTGAAGGACTTCTTCGGTGAGTTGCGTATGGACATGGAAGAGAACGGAGGCCTTGGCAAGGCTGTAGGCATGGCCGTGGGTATTCCCGAGGTGGTTGCTACCGCTGTGAAGCTGGTGAACGAAGGGATGGACAAAGCCCTTTGGACTTGGTTGCACGACGGTCTGAAGCTGTGCCAATATAAGATGTTCCGTGAGGACGTGATGGCGAAGGCCGAAAAGGAAGGCTGGAGCCAGGATCGTATCAACAAGGCCCTTGACGAAGCCGGACAGTATATCAACGACGAGTTTGGCGGTCAGCATTTCGAGGTAATCGGCGTCTCGCCGAAAACGCTCCGTAGGATGCGCCGTTTCCTTTTGTCGCCGGACTGGCTGCTGAGTACACAGCGTCACTTCCTTGCCACCTTTGGTTTCGGCAGTATCTACAACAAGGCCAACGTGCGTAATTTCCGTGATTTCTACAGGAATGTATGGCACAGAGGCAAGGGTAATGAAGGTCAGTATGACGGCCGTTACTCTCGTGCGAAAGCCTCCCTGGCCTGCTATGTGCTTGGCTGCATGATTATGTATCCGCTGGTGATGAATGCGCTGAATGCCCTTCTTCGCAAGAAAGACGAGGAATACGAGGCGCAGATGGAGCAGGAGAATCCCGGCTACGTGAGCAAATACAAGCTGGCCTATCCTGAAGGCATGAAGGGCTTTGAGGTGGACAACCTGAGCCTGAATCCCTTCAACTCGTTCAACATCTTCGGCGACTACGGTATGGGCAGTAATGCCGAGGGTAAGAAGAGCCACCTGTTTGCAGGCCGCTACGGTGACGATACGGAGATGTATATCCGCTGGGGTAAGCAGTTCCGCGAGTTCCCCGAGCTGTTTGAGAACGAGCAGGGAGAAGTCGCTTTTCCTGCCCCGCTTGTGAAACGCCTGATGGGTAAGAGCAATCCGAACATCCGTTGGTTTTATTACACGGTAAACTATTATGAGAGATGGGATAAGAGTATAAGCGATGAAGACCTGGAAGCGAAGTGGAAGGCGTGGATCGGTGACGGTAAGTTTCAGCGTAATATCGGAATTCCCTCAGGCGTGGGAGTAAACAAGATATTACAGAACTACCTTCCGTTCTGGGTACCGAGGCAGAGCGACAAGGAATGGAAGCCCACGGACATGATCCTGCCTTCGACAAAGGGCTTCACCCCGTACAAGGCGCGCAACTATTTCATGGAGTTCATCAAGGCCGGTGACGAAGACGGTATTAAGGAGACCTTCAAGGCGTCGGTGCTGAACGGCATGACGAGCGCACAGATCAGCCGTGCCTTTGATGCAGCCCGGAAGGCCGTGGAGAATGAGAGTCGTGAGCTGCAGCTGAAGGACGGTAACGACATCCACAGTGTGACGGAAGCGTTTGACGCGAGCCAGGACCTTAAGGAGCGCAAGGAGCTGAATTCACGTATCCGGAAGATGCTTGCCGCGGACGCGGAGCCTCCCCAGGACTGGAACGAGTTCATGACGGCGGTAAGGGCCGAGCGTGACGGAACGACTGAAGGTGTGACGAAAGCCAGTGAGAAATACCTGATGGTGGCCACGAGCGCCGATGTGCTGGAGGATGCCCGTCTGGCGCAGTTGAAGAAGAAAGCCTCGGAGATGAAGCGTATCCATGACGGCATGAAGGACAACAAGGCCGACGGCAGACTGTTGCGCCAGTGGGAGCAGCAAAACCAGAAATGGCTTGACGCCGGAAAGATGATCAAGGACGGCGAGAGCGGCAGCGAGTCAAAGCAAGGTATCCTGTTCTGGAAGAAGCAGATGACGGGTAAGGAAGCGAATGACCGTAAGGCGCTGGAGATGATCCGTAAGAAGCGGAAGAGCTTGCTGAAGGCTGTGGGGGAGCGGGTGAAGTAACCCCCTCCCGGCCTCCCCGAGGGGAGGAGGAAACGATAACGTTAACGATAACGATAACAAATACGAAAACGATGACGGGCAGCGGCGGAGGTGGCTGGCAGCGGAGAAATAAAAAAAGAAGGGAAGGCGTTTCGCAACGGCTTCCCTTCTTTGTGTTTCTAACTTTAGATAAGTAAAACAACATTATATTATTAAAGAAATTATCAATAATTGGAGATGTCAAGCGACTGTGTTTTCTTCTTGGCGCGTTCCTGTGTAAACTTCTTGATCTCTTCGAGGGACTTGTCCATGATCTGCTGTTCGGAGAGTGGCTTGTCACGCTTGCCGTCGTAGAGCTGGCGGATGACGTCCTCGGCTGTCCATCGCCAGTCGTTTCCGAGTTTGATGACATTGGAGCCACCGACTACGCAGATATCGTACTGCTCCTTTGACTCTTCACCGTTTGCAATGAGCGCAGTGTAGGGTACGTTGTTGTCGCGTAGGAGTTTTTCTGCTGCCTCCTTTGAAAACTCATGCAAACGGATGGTGACCTCGATCTTCATCTTGTGGAATGAGGTGAGGGCTTCCTTTGCCTTTCCCACGATGGAGAGGTTTCCCTTGTCGTCCTTGGTGATGACGGTGTTTTCGGAGAGTTTGATTTTCTTTGCCATGGCTTTTTACATTTTTGACTGTTGCAGCGGCGGAGCCGGCTGCCTACTGAGAACCTTCCTTCTTAGAGAAGGGGCGGCGCCGGGAAGTAGGGTTGGGGAGGCGCCGCCCCGATGAAAGGAGGATGCACAAAGGTACTTTAAATGGGCGAATAGGCTGTGATAAATTATCCAATTTGACTGAGATTGGGAAATTTATCGTAATTAAGAAAGGAGTAATGCTTATTTTTGCAAGTAAAGAGGGGAGAAATGGGGAATTATGGGAATTATGGGAATTATGGGAGTTATGAAATTTTAATTTTGAAGGATATGGTATATCAGAACAATGGGGTGGACAATCCCGTGACAGGAGCCTACGAGGAAGGTATGGACAGCCTGCGGCACATGGAGCACAAGGTATTCTCGAACGATGCCTACTACAGCAGGCTGTTGCGCGAGGCGGTGCACTACTATGCCGACATGGAGCCGCTGAGGGAGAAATGGCTTCGTGCCAACGACTTCTTCATGGGCCGTCAGCTGAACGACTACGTGGTGTTTGAGGGCAGGAAGATGCGTACCATCGACTACCTGAAGCTTCGCGGTCTTCCTATTTTCCAGAATGACATCATCAGTGACAAGGTGTTGACGCTGAAGGGACTGATGAGGCAGGAGGACATGGCCGCGACGTGCAAGGCGACCGACGCTCAGGAGGACATGTTTGCGGAGATTTTCTCGGAGTTCCTGCGTAAGAACGACGGTGTGAACCGCCGTCAGCAGCTGAAGGCGGAGTTTTTCCAGGAGTTCCTGCTGTATGCCTTCTGCTGTGCGAAGGTGAACTGGACGGAGCGTGAGGGCAGGGAAGACGTGTATGTGGACAAGGTGGATCTGTTCCATCTGGCTTTTCCTGCGTTTGAGAAGTCGGGGCTGGAGGACGTGAACTTCATTGCTGAGGCCCATGACATGCTGTGGAGCGACCTGCTGAAGCAGTTCGGCGTGGACAGAAACGGCAATGCGAGCTTCCGTGCCGAGGAGGAGCTGAAGGACATCTATGCCCGTCAGGGCGACACCCTTCACAGTCAGGCCGCCACCGGTGACCGTCAGGCCGATATAGGCAATGACTTCCTTCACCCGACGGTGGTAGGCAAGTACCGTGTGATAGAGATCTGGAAGAAGGAGCGCAACAGGGCGTTGTGGTATCATGACCGGGCGACGGCCGACGTGGGCTACCGTCCGCTGGCCGACCGCCAGGAGATAGATGCTGAGAACGCGCGCCGTCTGTCGGAGAATATCCGGCGTGACGAGAACGGGATGCCCCTGCTGGATGCCGAAGGGAATGAGACGTACTACGTTGCTCCGGAAGAGGTGCGGCTGATAGAGTACCAGGTGAAGATAGAAGAGTTCTGGTACTACCGTTTCCTGAGTCCTACGGGCTACCTGCTTGCCGAGGGTGTGAGTCCCTACCGTGTGGTGAGAGGCGGATACGGTTTCCGTTACCGTCCCTACGTGTTCGTGGCCTATCCCTGTGTGCATGGAGAGACGCGGAGCCTCGTGGACCGCTGTGAAGACAAGCAGCGTGCGGCCAACCACTATATGATCATGCTTGACAGTCTGTTGTCGCATTCAATGAAGGGCGTGGCCATCGACGTGAAGTCAGAGACAGCCCAGCAGCCGTTGGACGAGATGATCCATCAGGCTACGAAGCCTAACGGCGTGGTGTTGTACAACAGTAACAACGGAAACGCGCCTGTGCAGTTGCAAGGCAACAATATTCCTGCCGGCCTGGAGTGGATGATCAACCAGAACGAGAGCATGATGGTAGGTCAGAGCGGCGTTCAGGGAGCCTTGCAGGGCGTACACCGAAACACGAGCGGCAAGCAGTACCAGATGGAGCGTGAGAGTGCGAGTACGACGGTGGCCGACTATTTCGGTGCCTTCTATGACTTCGATTTGAGAATCAGCAAGGTGCAGCTGTGGATGATCCAGCAGTTCTATGACTCTACGCGGAGCGTGAAGCTGACGGGTGAGGACGTGAAGACGTACTGGAACCCTGAGACGATGAGCGACGTGAACGGCGACCTTGAGCTGGAGATGGATGCCAACAGTGCGGTGATGCGTGAGGCGAACAACGACATGCTGTGGCAGCTGATGCTGCAGAACCGTATAGACGTGCTGACGATGCTTGACTGCGGTGCGTGGAGCAACACGGCCAAGTTGAAGAAAGGAATCAGGGAATGGCAGATGCAGCAGGCACAACAACCCCTCCCCATTCCTCCCCAAGGGGGTGGTAACGATAACGTTAACGTTAACGATAACAGGCAGCCGCAAAGCGGCAGCCTACGGAGAAACGGGGGAGGGGAGAGCGTGGCGCCTCCGCAGCCTACGGTTGGTACTGGCGCAACTTCCGCATAGGCTCTGAGACTTTCTCCATATAGAAGCGTAGCCACTGGTGGTATTTCTGGATGCGGAGGGCGTTGTCGCTGTCGCATCCCTTTGCTCCCCATCGTGAAGGGGTGTAGTAGAAGGAGTCACGTTCCATGTCGCGGACGGTGACTCTTCTTTTTGCCTTGACTTTTCCCATTCGTACGAGTTCGCGCATGGATGGCCAGTCGTGTCTTCGCCGGGGCTCGAGTACGACGGGGAAGAAGGAACAGGTGTTCAAGTCGAACCAGAGATAGAACCGCGGTCCGTTGGTGTCGCGCTGTGCGCGGATACACTCGCGTACGCCCTTTCGCCACATACGGGTGGCAATGAACTTCTCCTTTCGGATGATGACAGGGCTGTAGATTTTGAGGAAAAGTTTCCTCAGACTTTTTTTTACTGATTTTTTCATTTTTACTTGGTTTTTATTTCGTGATAACGGGATAACGGGATAACGACTATTGGCAGCGGCGGAGCCGGCTGCCTGCTAGGAAATCAGAGGGTGCCGGCCTCGGTGGGGGGAGCCTCGCGGAGGCGGCGGGTGAGTTCCTGACGGACGTCGTCGGGGGTCTTCTCGATGATGCGGACGGGGAGGTCCATATCCATCTTGGAGACGAAGAGGGCTATTGCCCGGGACATGACACGGTCGTCGTGGTAGCCTGCGGCGGCTCCGTATTCCCCTCCCTTGTCGGGATAGAAGAGGTAGTAGCCCATCTCTACGATGGCCTCCTGCTCGCGTTCGATGTAGCCGTGGGTGTTGACCACCTTCACGTAGTGCTTGATGAGCGCGGGCTTTGTGGAGCGGTTGGTGTTGAATCCCCACTTGGTTTCCTTCTGGCGGTGCTTGAGCAGGCGGGAGTTGTTTCCGCTGTAGAGGTTGTCGTAGAGCGGCAGGAGGATGGGGAAGAAGAGCTGGGAGATGTCGCCCTCGGTATTGTTCATACGGGAATAGGCCGTGTTGTTCTCGACGACGAGGTAGGCGTCACAGTAGAAATGAGCTATCTGTGCGCAGCGCATGGCGAGCTGGTCAGGCTCACAATGTCCGTGCCATTCGGCCACCACCGTCTCGACGCCTCCGTACATGAGGTCGTATCGGTCGAGGACCACGATATCGTGGAAGTCGGACGTGCGGTGTGCGCCTCCGATATCGACGGCGACGATGTATCGGTTTCGGATATTCTCCGAATTGTCAGGCATGTCCCAGATGGACAGCGGTCCGCCAGGTATATCGACGAGGTGGAGGTTCTGCATGCAGGGAGGCAGCTGTGATTGAGCAGCGGCGGAACCGCTGCCTGCGGAGAAGGTGGCGCTGTCTGCGGGTATATCGGGGAGGGTGGAGTCGCCCTCGATATCGCCGACGAAGGAGGGTGTGTCGCAGTCCTTGGCGAGATCATCGACCTTGTAGGAGTCGAAGACGATGTTTCCGGAGTTGCGGAAAGCCTCGATATCGTCGGAGGGGTATTCCTGCTGCATGTCCTCGAGAGATGTCATCTCGGCGAGCGCCGTGATGTACCACTTGATACCCTCGAGTGTAGCTCCCTGACGCCACAGCCACCAGAAGTAGTCGCCGTGGTTCTTCTTGTCGTTGCGGTTACGCCAGAGCTCGATGGCGAAGTCGGCGCGCTCGTCTTCGGTCATCGGTATGAGGTAGGTCTCGATCTCGAACCATGGTACGAAGACAGGCACGTAGGCAGACTCACCCTTCTTAGCCTTCTGCCAGGCCTCGTAGAAGGAATTCTTCCCGTTAGGTGTGGATTCCCTGACGATGAAGGAGTATGGAGCCGTCTTGGAGACGGAGGAGATGACCGACGTGACGACCTTCTGTGGCGTCCATTCCTGCGTTTCCGGGAAGAATGCCTCTTCGGTGAGGTGAATCATAGCCGCGTCGGTGGAACGTGCGGAGTCTGGGTTACGCGCCGATCCCGTCTGGATGTTGCATGAGCGCGGTACCATGCGCTTGATGTTCTGCGTGGTTCCAACGTTAGAGAATTTCTTTAAATCCTCCGGGTATTCCTCACCAAGGCCAAAGAAGAGCCAGTCGGGCACATTCTGGATGAGTTTCTCGTACATGGCGAAGACGTTGGAAGCCGACGTTGACTGGTGGCCGACGATATTTGAGTTCCAGTTAGTCTTCCAGAAGATCTGAATCCATCCCATGTAGATATCGGTGAGCGTGGATCCACCCCACTGTCGGCATTTGAGCAAGATGACACGGATGGGCAATCCGTGCAGGCGCATATTCTCGAAGACACGAGAGAGTTTGAGCTGTGCGGGTCGGAGGAGGAAGTTGATGTCGGGGCCACCTTCCTTATTCTTGATCTTGGCGAAGCATCCGGCGAAGAAATAGAAATCGTGCTTGCATCGCAGGCGTACGTAATGGCGTACGACGGTCTCGTAGACGGCATCGTAATCATCCTCTTCCGCTTCGGGAAGGTAGCGGTGTATGTATCCGTGGAACGATCCGCATTTGTAGAGTGCCAGGATGAAGTCCTCGCCGAGCATTTCGACGGGAATGTACTGCATGGCACCGTCGAGGAAGTCGGCGATGCAGAGTTCGGCGCGGAGGCCTGGTGCGTTATGACCGGTGAGCGGGTTGTAAGACGATAGCAGCGGCCGGAGGCGTCGGATGTCTTCGGTGATGACGTCCTGAAGCAGCTTTTGCGGCATGGAGGACTTGCGTGCTATGGTACTGCCGGTGGGCATTTTTCTTTGGGGAGGATGGGGTTAATGGGAATTATGGGAATTATGGGAATGATGGGAGTTATGGCTTATAGAAGTTGCGGTAGGAGGTGATGAGGGATTCTATGTGGAAGAAGGCGATGCCTGCGATGAATGCCAGGAGGTGGTAGGAGGCAGCCGTCTGCGGGAGGAAGAAGCCGATGATGAGGAAGGCGACGGACTGCCAGCAGGCGAGCGGGTTGACACGTCGGAGGTGACGAATGATGAAGCCGATGAAGAAGAATATGACGACCGAGAAACCCATGACCGGCTTGTCAAGGGGGATGAAGGAGATGGCGACGGCTGCGGTGTAGGCCGCGACGAGTCGCTTTATACTATATATATTATGGAGCATGACGATGGCCCAGGCGTTGAGTACGGCGTGGAGGATGCCAGCGTGGGCGAACATATACAGGAAATGGGTGTAGACCGGCGATGAGGCCGAGACGGCAAGCAGCGGCGAGAAGGGGAGCAGTAGGATCATGGCTGCCGCGGCAAGGAAGGACAGTCTGAGGGATTTCATTTTTCGCGTACGTCGTACTGGTAGATGTTGAGGCGGTTAGAGAGGAGGCGGTGGATGGTATCGGGTGAGATCCCGATGAAGGGAGCCGGTTGGGACAGTGCGATATCGACGACGCTCTCCATGGGCAGTGCCACATATTCGTGTCGGCGGCTGAGGTTTCGGTAGGTGTCGTAGAGCGCGTTGTAGAGTGTCTGCTTGCGGCGGTTGCGGAAGCGTCTGCGCTTTCCCTTGCACCGGTCCTTGATGTAGCGCAAAGCCCAGTAGTCGGAGATGTAGAACTGCGACGCCGGGAGGTTGGCCGCTATCTGGCAGATGCGGTGCGTGGTGGTGGGAGAGCCTGCGATGGCCTTGGCGCGGTTGTAGAGCGTGACGATCTCGCGGTCGCGTTCGATGTTGACCTGTGTGACGGAATTCTTATGTTTCATTTTTCCTTTCTTTTATTTGTTGCGATAGAATCGCAACGGAAGAGACGAGACTTTTGTAAGATTTGTGCAAAGATAATGGCAGATTGGAAAATTTATCACAGATAAATCAGCCATTCTCCTTAATTTTGGAGTGGAAATCAAAAAACGCGTGAAATATGGCAAAGATAAATGAAGGAGCAGCGGCAAAACCGCAGCCTACGGAGAAGCAGCAGACGGCTCGTGAGAAACTTCTGGAGCGCCTGCGTGGCCGTAATTCCGAACTGAACATTGACGACGATGAGGCCGTGGCCGGTCAGATATCCTCGGACTATGACCTGATGGACCAGCGCGAGGAAGAGCGCAAGGCGTTCAACGAGATGCTTTCGAGTAATCCCTACGCCGCTCCTCTGATCACCGGTCTTGCTACGGGCAAGAATGATGACGGCAGTGATTTCGACCTTGGCGAGTGGTTCCTGGACAACGAGCCCGACCTGCTGATTGACCTGATAGAAGGTAATCCGAAGAACAAGGAAAAGTACCGCAAGAAGCGCGAGCAGCGCAAGAAGGATGCGGACGAAGAGGCTGCTTTCCAGTCTGAGATTGACGGTCGCCTTCAAAAACTGGACGAAGCCTTGGATGCAGCAGCCGAGGAAGCCGGTTACAAGCCCGAGGACACAAAGGATCTGGTAACCTGGATTTTCGGCAATGACGGACTTCTGATGCGTGGCCGCAAGTTGGAGTTTACCAAGGACGACTTTGCCAAACTTATCCGCATGAAGGACTATGACAACGCGGTGAAGCGTGCTGCCGACGAAGGGTACGTGAAAGGGAAGAACGAGAAGATCGACATGACACGGCACCGTGAGAGCAAGCGGAAGCTGCCCGTGCTGCCGAGTGGAGGCGGAACGCCTTCGAGCAAGGAGGAGGATCCGATGCTGCAGCACATGAATGAGCTTGGGAAGGTGTATTAAAGTTAAGAGTTAAGAGTTAAGAGTGAAGAATTGTTTAACTTAAAATAAGAGAGAACGTATGAAAAAGATTATGAAATGGTTTGGATTCGTTACGGCGATAGCCGTAGCGGTCCTGAGTGGCGGAACCTATGCGATGGCCGACACGGCCCCGCTTGCGGATTCTCCTGACGCTCCTGCGCTTGCAAACCGTGTGGAGGATATTCCGCAGGGCGGCAAGGGTGTGCAGCATCCCGGAAACCGTGAGGGCGGCCAGTGGCACGCTGACAGCAGGGAGGTTCAGGAAGGCATGGATAACTATACCTACTACCGCGACCAGATAGACACGACTATCTGTGAGATGAGGCTGGAGAGTTGTCCTATTGACCAGATCCTTCGTAGTGAGAAGCGCACGCGCAAGGCTATCTCGATGATCATCAAGTACTACCGTATCGGCCAGCGTCCGATCAGCACAACCCTTCAGAGTGCCGTGACTGCTACCTCGAACGGTATGGGTAATGCGATCACCCCGGAGAATGCGAAGTGCTTTGACAATATGGACACCATTCTGTTCCCGACGGTACAGGGCTACATGGATGACGGTGTGACGCGCGACACCAACCATCCGCTGATGGTGTACGTGGTAGGCCGTACGGATGCCGGTCTGCCGATCGTGATTGCCGTGAACGGCTCGAAAGCCAATGGCAGCAACCGCTATGACCTTCCCGCCATTGAGGCCGGAACGGTGATGCTGCGCCTGGGCCGTGCCGCCGGTGAGCGTGACGTGAAGACAGGCAGCTACTACACGATGCCCGAGCCGAGCCAGCAGTACTGCCAGCGCTTCATCATGCAGGTGGAGCAGTCGAAGATCGAGCAGCTGATGAAGACCGAGGTGAAATGGGACTTCCTGAAGCAGGAGCGCACCGCGATGGACGACATGCGCAACGGCATGGAGCGCAGCGGCCTGTTCGGCAAGCAGGGAGTGACGAGCTGGAGTGAGCACGGACAGATCTATTTCACCGGTGGTATCTTCTATGAGGCAGGAAAAGACCTTGAACTGGGCCACTGGGCACCGAAGCTCGATGAGGCCGGCACTGCCATCCAGATACCCGTTCAGGACAAGGATGCGAGCGGTCATCTGCTGTATAACGCCACCGTGACGACCGAAGGCACAGCGGCCACCGTCGTAGTCTACAAGGACGGTACGGCATGGAAGTCGGCCGAGGACGGCACTACCGTTACTCCTGATACAGGCACTACCCCCACAGCCAAGAATAGTAACCAGACAGTATATGAGTATGTAATTACTCAGAAGGAACTGGTGAGATTCATCAATGCCGTGATCCAGGATGCCGGTAACGGCAGCCGTACGAAGCTGTTCTTCGTGGATAACCTTATTTACCAGGCACTGGCCAACCTGAAGGCCGACAACCGCCTGATCATCTTCAAGGAAGAGAAGGACTACCAGAACTGGCACCTTGACTTTGAGAGCTTCACCTCGATGGGTACGAAGATCCTTATCTACCGTCACGACGCCTTCAACTACATGAAGATGGACGGCATGGGCTTCTGCCTGGATCCCCGCTATCTGGACAAGTGGGTGTTTGAGGACTGGGACCGTAACCACTACGACCTGAACGACCTGTTCATCCGCAACTCTGACGCCGTGGTGATGACGGAGTATTCCGGCTGGACACTCCAGTTCCCGAATGCACACGCCCGCGTGACCCGTCCTGAGTTTGACAGTTCACTGGGTGTTACAGACGAACTGCAGGCAGCTTGATTCTGCCTGGCATAATGACCGAGCGAGGGGTGTCCGTTGGAACCGGGGAGTTACTGCCGGGGACACGGGCGCCCCTTTTTAACGATAACGTTAACGTTAACGATAACGAAAACGATGACGAAAACGATGACGATAAAGAAGACGATAACGAAAAAATATAAATAAGAGGATATGTTATTTACAGCAACATCTCGCATGGTTTTCCAGGTGCTGATCGGTGGTCAGTACCGGATCGTGGAGTTTTCAGAGCAAGGTAACAGCGGTATGCCGAGTACGTATCGGACAGAGGACGAGAACGTGATAGCGGCCATCCGTAAGCACCGCTACTACCTTCAGGGGAAGATACGGGAGCATGCTTCACCGGAGGCGAAGCGTACGGAGAAAAAGGCTGTCTCGGAGGACGTTCTGGACTTCAGCGGTTACAGTCAGCTGAAGAGCTACCTGAAGAAGACTTTCAAGGACGACAAGCGCTCGGCGAAGATCAAGACTCCGGAACAGGTGGCCGCCTTTGCAAAGGAGAAAGGGGTGAGCTATCGGTTTGTGGAGGAGTGAATGGGGAGACCCACCCCGGCCCTCCCGAAGGGAGGGGGAACGATAACGTTAACGATAACGATAACGATAACGGGAACGGAAACGTTAACGGGGACGATAACAAAGACGATAACGATAACAGATAAGGAATGATCGTGATATGGCAGTAACGTTAGAAGAATTGATTGAGAAGGTGAGGATCGCCATTGACGAGATAACGGGCGATGACGTGGACAGTGAATTTACGGAGGAGCTGGACACGGAGATCGAGCATGCCCTGTGGGTAGCTGCCCGCGGACTTCTTGCGGAACTGCCTCCTTCGATGGTTCCTTGCGTGACGCTGACAGACGGGGATATTACCGTGCATAAGAAGAATTCGGACGGGAGCGGCCAGATCGGCGTGGATGACAATTTCCTCAGACTGGTGGAACTGCGCCTTTCGACATGGAAGAGCAGCGTATGGGCGCTGATGGAGCCTGACAGCAACGAGGCGAAGATGCAGGCCTCGGAATGGACGCGGGGGACTCCGGAGAAGCCGCGGGCGATGATGGGGGAGGGAGTGGCTGCGACACAGCAACAAGGAGGAGAATCGCAGACACTTTCCTGCAAGCGGTCGATCAAATACTGGACGGCGGGGAAGGTGAGCGGCTCGTACGACCATACGGTGGAGGTGCTGGCCTACGTGAAGGAGCTTGCGGATGATGACGAAGCGGACCTTCTGGCGCTTGCTGAGGCTCATCTGAGCCGGATTGTGTATCGCGCTGCAGGTGTGCTGATGGAGGGTAAGCAGCATGGGGACCTGGCAGACAGGTTCTATAAGCTGAGTGAGACGTAACCCCCCTCCCGGCCTCCCCGAGGGGAGGAGATAACGATAACGTTAACGATAACGATAACGGGGACGATAACGGGGACGATAACGGGGACGGGGGCGATTACTGGCGAAGGCTGAGCCTTCGCTTACGGAGAAGGAAACACATTAAAATAACAATATAAAAGACAGAAAATGAAAAAGATAGCAATGGTCGTAGGGGAGGACTTCTGGCTGAGGATTCCCATGAACAACGAGAGCGCGGGTAGACACCTGTGCATGGATGACGTCGAGGTGATACACGCTTGGCTGGAGAGCGGCTACGGCGGTTGCTGGACGCTTCCTTTGGAGACTGACGGCGAGCAGCTGGAAGGCGTAGCGGTGAAGGTGCCGGGTTCACGCCTTGGGCTGGGTACGTATGCGGTAGTGATGGCCGGAAAGTTTGTGAACGGCGGTCACTTCCGTACGAAACGGCAGCTGTTTATCCGGCTGGTGGACCGTGAAGAGCAGGCGGACGCCAAGCCGACTATGTTCAACGAGGAGAAGGCTTACTGGGCAGGGCCCGCGGTGCTGAGCGGTATGCTGTCGAGAGACGGACTGAATACCTACGAGCTGGCTGTGCTGCATGGATATGACGGAACACTGGAGCAGTTCCTTGCCCAGGCAGGCCTTGAGCTGCAGGACCTGATGGTGACGAAGCAGAAGCTGAGCCGTGAGGTGCAGACGCAGCTTGACAAGGGTTCTGAGAAGGCGATCAATCCGGCTGGTGACTATGACGATGAGGCGGAATACAGTGTCAACGAAATGGTCTATGACGAGGAGACTAACTCGTCGTATGTAAGCAAGCAGTCGGTGAACGTGGGGAATGCGGTGACGGATACGGACTGGTGGATGAAAGTATTGGACGGCAATTACGTGCAGACCACCATCCAGGCAATCATGACGGCCGCCCAGGAAACGCTGGATGAAGCGAAGCAAGACACTATAGATGCCACGGCAGCGGCCCTTGCGGCGAAGCAGGACACAGAACAGGCTACGGCAGCGGCCAACGCCGTTGTTGCGCAGAAGGTGGCCGATGCACAGATAGGCTACTACGAATGTAACACCGCCGCCGGAACTGCCACCAAAGCCACTACGACGAACACGATCGGCCAGAGTACGTTTGCCGTACCCGTAAAAGGCTGTATTGTGAAGGTTAAGATGGCGAATGCCAACACGGCAACTGATACGGTGTATCTGCAGTTTGGAAGCGATGCCAATACCAAGAAGGAACTGAAATACAACGGTCTTGCTGTGGATGCATCCAACACTTGGGAAGATGGTGAGGTTATCTCTGTGTACTATGACGGGACTTACTATCAGGCTTCCAATGCTATGGGAGGTGGCTCTGCCGTAGGAAAGAAAAGACTGACGGGAAAAACTGGCTATGTTAATCTTACTGGGGAAACCGCTCCTGCCCCTACTACTTCAGGTGGTTCTTCTGGTCAATATAGATATATCGAATATCCTGTACATGAAGGAGATGTTATTTATATTAAAGGTGTGAGTGGAGGTGTCTTAGCCTACACTTGGGGTTTATTAGACTCAACCAATAACAGGGCTATTGTTGAAAGCGCAGGAGGAATAGTGGACTATACCCAAAAACCTTTTGTTAAAGTTATTCCAAGTGGTGTTGATACTATTGTTATTAATAACTATAATACTGCCTATCCAAACTACGAGTGGTATTTTGCCAAGAAAGACAGTGCAGGTGCCCATGAAATTCTTACTGAGCAGTATATTTATGAAGATGTAAGGACTCTTGCTGTAGGTAAAGAGTATGAATTAAATGAGGCTGTAAAAAATGATGGCAACCTCATGTTGAAGACACTTAGAGAAGTCAAGGCCATGAACCTGACTGATGAGGTTTCTGTTGGTGACTTGAAATCCTATGGGACAGGTGCTAATGCTGTCACCTATCAAGCCCTAAAAGCAGTAAGGCTTTATGATGGTAACATCGTATATTCCGAAGGAGACTACGCTATAGGAAGACCTACAATTATCAGCTTTGCTATAAATGACAGCAGTTTAAGCATATCTGAAGATACAACCTTCGTGATTACCATCGGAAATAAAGACTATGTTATTGCTGTTAATTCCTCAAGTACTGCTGAAAGCATAGCAGCCAGCATCTCCAGCCTGTATGTAGAAGGGTGGAGCCTATCTAGCAATGGCGGAACAGTAGTAATGACAAGTATTGAAGCTGGAACTGCTGTCGTTAGTATAAGCATTACAGATGAAAATGAGACTGGTGTATCCATAGATACTCCAGAATCTACTGATGGTGCTAGTACTTTGAGCCAGTATGATGGCAGTATATGGAATGAAGTGACGCTTGCTACTTGGGCTGCAGATAGTGAAGGTGAAACAGCAATGTGGAAGTCATTAAGTGTTGAAGACCTGATTAGATACTGTGAGCAAAACAGTATTCGTAAGGATATTGACGATAGTACCATAGAATACAGAAATTATACGCCACAAGCCAGTGAGTTCAAAAGATTTAAGAAAAGCGGTAATGGTTATACTTCAGCAAACAATAGGGTTTGTGTATTATTGCCAAAGGGTACAAAATCAGTAACTTTTGACAAAATCAACAAAAATTATCATGCTTCCATCCAAGAGTGGAATTGTAAAACCTATCCGACAAGCCTCTCTACATTAAATGGAACTTTTGCTAATGATTCTGGATGGATAGAGGCTACGTCAAAACCTATCAGAGTCAATACGCACCCTGATATTGCTAACGTTGCTGTATTATGTATAGGAGCAGTATCTGACAGTAATTTTACTGGGGAAACATGCTTTCTCAATGTATCATTATCATGCCTGGCTCCTTACAATACACAAAACGACCTGAAGGAACTTCAGAAAAACGTTGATGGTGAAGAATCAATAATCCTAGTAACAGATAAAGATACATCTGAGTATAACTGGACGAAATATAATGCCAGTACTACAACACGCGGAAGATACTTTATTAACCTGGGCAATTATGAATATGACTCTTGCAGGATAAAATTCAATGTGAAAGACGGTTCCCCAATAAAAGTTGGAGCATCTCTCATTTACAATATATACGACTACAACAACTATGCTTATGATAGTGGTTGGATACAAGGCGGGTATGGCAGGGAGTTTGACTTGAGTGCAGCAGGAAGCAATCCATTTAGATATGTCGTGTTCAACACAACCTATGTTTCCCAAGACACTGTAGCTACAACATTCGAAGAGTTCATAAGGTACTGCAATTTTGAGGTTGAGTTTATTAATCATACTGGCGGAATGAAGTCAGATGTAAGGCAGCTTCAAAAGTCTGGCAAATGTCTCATTGCTTCTACAGATATAAAGATTGTAGCACATAGAGGATTCCACCTTGATAATGTCCCGGAAAACTCCATTGATGCATACAGATGGGCAGGCTTCCTTGGTTATAACTTGGTAGAAACGGACTTCTGTCCAACATCAGATGATGAGCTTGTCTTGATGCATGATGCCAGTATAAACCGTACAATGAGAAATGCCGACTATACAGCAATTAGTGAAACAGTTAACGTCAATAGCAAGACACTTGATGAACTGCGCTCTAATTATGTACTTGCTTCAAATGAAAAGAGATACAGGAGACCCATCCCAACATTGGAAGAGTATTTTATTGCCTGTAAGGAAGGAGGTCTTTTTGCTCTCCCCGAAATTAAAAATGCAGGTACTACTACTGAACACGTTTTGGCTGCATACGAAATGGGCAAAAGCATTATGGGGGAAGACCGTTTTGGTTTTTGTTCTTTCTCATATGCATTGCTTGACTATGCAAGAAGCCTTTCTGATAAGCTGCAATTATGGTATATAGGTAACTCTATTCTTAATACGACAAATACCGTAACAAACCAAAGCCGCAATACACCTGAGACAGTATGGTATCCTCAATATGACGGTAGTCATGGTTTCACCGCAGCAAAAGTAAAGCAGTATCATGCTCTAAACATGAAAGTAGCTGTGTGGAATGTACCTGTAGGAGATTTCGATAAGATGCTTAAAGCTAATGTAGATTACATTGCTACTGACTATGTCGGCTCCAATTTACTTCATACGGAAGGAGAAGTCTATAATGAGTATGATATGGAAACCAACGGCATAAAGACAGAAGGTATTATTCTTCCTTCAGGCAAATATGCCAGGATTGTCGGGGACATAATGGAAATCGGTATATATTATATTAGTATCATTTCTAATGGAAAATATGTCCTCAAGGCTCCAAATCTTTCTGTCACAATTAATGATAGTGTTCCTACAAGGCATATATTCCAAGGACTGATAGACAATAAGAATGCGAGCTTTACCATTACTGCAACAACGGATTCTGAGATACAGTTTGCAAACATTAAAGTTGTAAAAGTTAAATAGGCTATGGCAACTAATAGGAATAAGGTTAATGGAAGGATCAAGGAATAATTATAGAGGTGAATGGAGCGGTCTCTGGAACAGAATCGCAAGATACATTTCCGGAATGGGGTACACCAGGAACATCGGAACAATTACCGGAATTCTGATGAACGGTGTTTCCAAGGGGAATGCCGGGGATGTTGATCTTGGTAATTTGCAGGGGAAGATTGACGCTGACCATAAACTTTCGGCTGACCTGATCGAGGACGGCGAGAACAACAAGGTCATCAACGTGAAGCCGGACTGGAATGCTGCGAGTGGTGCGGCTGATGAGATTCTGAATAAGCCGACCATTCCTGCCGCACAGATTCAGAGCGACTGGAATCAGAGTGAATCAACGGCAAAAGACTATATCAAGAACAAGCCTACGATTCCCGCAGAATCTACTGTTGCAGGATGGGGATTTACGAAGAATACGGGAACCGTGACTTCTACGAACAATGTGGTTACTAACATTGCAGTGGTTCCGGCCTTGCCTCCTTCGCCGGATGCCAATACGCTTTATCTAATTCCTGAGTCATGATTAATATTGGTGGAAATATAGCAGAGATGTATGTTAGGAATATCTCTATAGGAAGTGCCTATGTAGGTAATCAGCTTGTTTGGCAAAAGGAACAAGATGACTATGACCCTTATGATATGTCAGAATTTGTTTCAGGTAGACTTTACACATCTCCAGCAGGTTCTATAAGAGCAGGAGCTAGTTATACAACTTCAGGATTCTATCCTATAGTTGCAGGACATAGTTATGAGGCTTATGCAAAAGGAGGCTCAAGAAACTATACTTGCGGATATACCTATGATGCAGATAAAGGTGCTCGTACAAGGCACCAAGTAGCAAGCGGCTCTTTAAAAACTACCTTCACAGCAGCAAGTGCTGATGCTTATTTCAGAATGACATTTATGGTTAACGGTGTAGCTGATAGTTACATTAAAGATACTACTACAGGTAAATATCTATTCAAAGGAGAGAATTTATAGATGGAATATATAAGATTTGAACATATTGGTGAGAAATCAGATGTGAGTTAGTTGTTAGGTTAAAGGTTAAAGTTATTAGATATGGACAACAGGATATTGACATTAATGATTTGTGGCGGCATTATGCTGCTGATGTATGTGATCATCCTCGCGCTGATTCTTTCAGACTTATGGAGTGGCGTTCGTAAGGCTAAGCAACGAGGGGAGTATAGAACCTCTATCGGCTATAAAAAAACGATTGAGAAAATTGCGAAATATTACAATATGACCTTCTGTATGTCGCTTGTTGACGTAGCACAGGTGACGCTCATCTTTTTCCTGTGGTATTTTTATGAGTTTGACATTCCGATGATACCATGGTTTACCGTATTTGCCATGGGCTACGTGGCATGGGTGGAGATACATTCGATATGGGAACCTGCCAATATTAAAGAGCAGAAGGAGCAGCAAGATTACATGAATGCACTTGCAGCCATCATCAAGCAATACGGTGGGGCTGAGAAGGTGATTGAGATGATAACCCAGAAAGGAGGTGAGGAAAAATGACTTTACGCAGGGGTTCACAGGGGGCTGAGGTGAAGAGGCTCCAGAAATTGCTCGGGATTGCTCAGGACGGGATCTTCGGTGCGTATACTGAGAAAGCGGTCCGTGAACTGCAGCTGAAACATGGGCTTTCGGCGGATGGTGTGGTGGGGGCTAAGACGTGGGCTTTGCTCTTGGGAAATGATTCGGCTGACGCCGAACTCACAGGGGCGAAGGGCGGCAGGAACATCAAGAGGATATTCGTGCATGCTACGGCAGGTGACCAGAGGACTACTACCGTTGATACGCTGAAAGCGGAGTTTAAGAATAAAGGATGGAAGAATCCGGGGTATCACTATGTGGTGTTCCCCGATGGGAAGGTGGTTCAGATGCTTTCTGAGGGGCTTGTGGCTAACGGTGTGAAAGGCTACAACTCAACTTCTGTTCATGTGTCATGGGTAGGTGGATACAAGGGGGTGGATAACAGGACGGAGGCTCAAAAAGCTACCCTGCTGAGAATCTTGAAGGAACTGAGGCGGAAATATCCATCGGCTGAGATACTGGGACATCGGGATATTTCTCGGGATACGAACCATAACGGGATCGTAGACCCGTGGGAGAGAATTAAGGATTGTCCGTGCTTTGAGGCGAAAAAAGAATATAGGGAGATATGAGAATGATGAGAATGATGAGAATGATGAGAAGAATGGGATTGATGGGGTTCATGGGGGTGATGGGCATCCTGATGCTTGCTTCTTGTGACAGGGAACTTCGTAAGGAGTTAGCAGAGCTTCGTAATGAACTTGCCAGGCAGCAGCAGTATGTGCCGCTGGATCGGGATACGATCCGGGATTCGGTGGAGACGATTACGCAAAAGATCGTGGAGGTGGAGACGATCAAGGAGGTGCTGACGGACGAGGACAGGGTGCTGCTGAAGGATGCGGGGATCGCTGTGAAGGAGCTGATATCGCTGCAGAAAACGGGGATGGTGACGAGCGGGGATGTGCTGATGAGCAGCCGCGACACGGCTGCATACTCTAAAGATTCGGTAAAGGTGCTGAGGGATACCTTGTTCTATAAGGATGCCTGGGCGGAATTTGAGTTCTATAACCGGAGGCTGAGGTATTCGGTGAGGGATTCGCTGGGGATTGCGGTGAAGAAGGAATATAAGCATCGGTTCCTGTTCCTGAAATGGGGGACGAAGGGGTATCAGGTGAAGGTGATGAACTTCAATCCGAATGCTACGATTAGATACAATACGTTCGTGAAGAGGAAGGAATAGTTTTTTCATATCATAGTTTGATTATTGAAGGTTTTAGTAGTTAGTTAAAAATTTTTTTTGAATTAGACTAGAGGCCGCTTGCTTGCGAAGGTGGGCGGTCTGTTGTTAAAAAAGGATAAAAGTAACGTTTTTGTTCCAGTAATATTTGGTTATTTGGAACGAAAACGTTACTTTTGCATTGTTTTTAAATATAAGAGATATGAAATTCAGTGAATTTTATAGACTTTTGGAAGAAAACGGCTGGAGTCTTGATAAGGGTAAAGGTGCCAAGCACGCGAGATACGTGAAGGACGGCTTTCCTAATTTCATTCCAGTCGGCCGACATCCTGCGAAGGAGGTTCCCACAGGGACGCTCAATAAGATGAAGAAGGATGCCGGTATTGATTAAAATGATTCAGAATGTACGAGTTCTCCCATCCCTTCGGGGATGGGCCTTCCAGCAAGAAGATGAACATGTGAGACAGGGGAATTACGATTACACATATATATATTTGGTTTAATTTAATTTTTAGTCTAATGAAAAAGAAAATGGTAACAGTTGTTGGCGTTATCGAGAAGTCGAGTGACGGAGGCTACGGGATTTATGCCGAGGATGACAGGATACCTGTTACTGGTTATGGATTGACGGAAGCGGAAGCACGTAAAGACTTTGAGGAGATGATTAACGAACAGGCCGAATACTACAAGGAGAGTACCGGCCAGAATCCTGAATGGTACGGGGATGGACTTGTGGTGGTGTACAAGTATGACATGAGTGCATTCTTCATGAGTTTTCCCTTTATCAATGCCTCTGAACTGGCTAAGTCGATAGGTATCAACCCCTCTCTGATGCGTAAGTACAAAAGTGGTCTCGCGAAAGCCGGCAGCAAACAGAAGGAACTCATCCAGGGTAAGTTTGAAGATATTATGGAACGCCTGGAGGCCGTGAAGTTCTGATGCCCGAGAAGTATTAATCTTACAGGTGTACCCCTAAAAAGGTACACCTTTTTTGTTACGATAGAATCGTAACGGAAGAGACGGGACATTTTATTGTTGCCTAATTGGAAAATTTATCATACAGGGGGAGGGGAAACTGCTTATCTTTGTAGTATGAACGTGACGATTACGATAGAGAGGGAGAAGGTGCTGCAGATCGTGGAAGGTCTTTCGGCGACCATTGCGCAGCATAACGCCGGCGTACCGACGTTTGAACAGTTGTGGGCAAGCGAGTCGGAGCGCCGTAAGCTGGATATCTGGTGGAGGGATGCTGCCAACGACCTGGAAGACAACCTGAAGAAATGGCTGACGGACACGACGCCGGGCTACGATCTCTCGACGGCTGCCACTGACTACAGCCTGACGCTGAATCCCGGGGACTACTGGAGCACGAAGCTGACGGGACTGCTGAAGAACCGGTTGCAGTACTATTTCGTGCATTCCGTGATGGCCGGATGGCTGGGCGACTTTACGGAGGTGAATGCGCCGAACTATGGTGACCTTGCGATGAGTGACCTGAAGGGGATCCTGAACGTAATGAACTTCCGTGAGCTCGCTTTTGAGGGTGAGGTGCACAGGGAGGACACCGAAGAGAAAGCAGCGACGGAATCGCTGCATACGGGGGAGAGCAGGCGGGAGGACACCGACGGGAAGGATGGAGACGGTCACGGGGGCTCCGGGGAGAGCAGGCGGGAGGATGAGGATGAGAAGGATGATGGTGAGCACGGCGGTTCCGGGGAAAGCAAGCGAGAGGATACCGAAGAGAAAGCAGCGACGGAATCGCTGCCTACGGGAGAAAGCAGACGCGGGGATACCGAAGAGAAAGCAGCTACGGAATCGCTGCCTACGGGAGAAAGCAGACGCGGGGATACGGAAGGGAAGGACGGCGGCGGTCACGGTGGCTCCGGTGAGAGCAGACGCGGGGACACGGAGTGGAAGGATAGCGGTGAGCATGGAGGATCCGGTGAGAGCAGACGGGAGGATGATGAGGATAAGGCAGCGACACAGTCGCAGCAAACTCTGCTGGGGGAGCGGGAAAGGGATGACCTGAAGCCTTACCGGGTGGGGAGGGACCTGATGCGGGAGACACGGAGATTTGACGGTTTGTATTTTGATAATTAATTAGGATAAGACATGGAAAGAACGATTACCATTGAGTTGAGGCTGAAAGAGACCACGGACGATGTCGTGGCAGCCTGCAACATGATCAGCAAGAACCTTGGCGAAGCAGCCTCGGAGGAACTGAAGTCGGACATTGCCAGTCCGTATGACGTGGAAAGCCGTAGTATCATCTGCCGTGCCCACACGGAGGCTTTCGGTAACCTGAAGTACAAGGCGATGAAGTACCTGACGACGGGAAGGACGGAGGATGACAACCGTCTGGAGCGCCTGGTGAGATCGTCGAGCACGGTGACGACGCCGAACAACACTTTCAGCACAAGCACGGCATATGAGGCCGGTGACAAGTGTGTGTACCAGTCGAAAGCCTGGGAGTTTGTAACGGACAAATCAGCGGGCAGCTGGGATGCCAACGTAGTGAAGGAGATTTCCTTCAAGACGGAGACGACGGCCACGTTTGAGACAGTGACGCTGGTGATGAAGATCCCGAACTTCAACACGAGCGCGACGGACGCGCTGAAGAACTTCGCGCACAAGTATATCGTGGACTACGTGATGTGGCGCTTCCTGCAGAACCAGGCGAACGACAAGGCCGGTGAATACAAGGAGTTGGCCGACAAGGAAGACCTGGTGAACTTCGAGCAGGCACTGCTTGCCCGTGAGAAGATGGGGAATGCTTCGCCGACGTGGGTGTAACGTTAACGTTAACGATAACGCTAACGATAACGCTAACGATAACGCTAACGATAACGAAGACGATAACGGATAATTATAGAAGAGGAGACCGCCCAAAGCGGTCTCCTCTTTGTTTTTAGAGTTTGGGGAATTTCTCGAAGACGGTGAGGGAGGTGGAGATGTATTGCTCGGAGGGTACGAGGGAGAGGGCAAGGGCTATCCGGAAATAGCGGTAGGAATGAGCGGGGAGGTAGTTGACGTGGGTCTGGTTGGTGCGGCCGACGTAGTGCCACTGGCGGAGGTCGTTGGATCCGTAGATGAACATCATGGGTCGGGATGCTGCCATCTTGTGGTGGGCGATGTCGGCAATGGCGTACATGGCGTCGCCGAAGGAGAGGGCACGGGAGAGGATGAGGCCGTCGACGGATTGTGCCGCGGCGGAGCCGCTGCCTGCGGAGAAGGGTACGCTGTCGTAGGGGTAGGGGGTTTCGAGGCAGATGACGTATCCGTCCTGCTGCTGGATGTAGGGATGGGGGTAGCCCGGGACGGCTGCCTGGATAACCTTGGTGATGAGCGTAGACCAGGTCTGATCGGTGGTGCTGTAGGCGAAGATGACCTGTGAATCAGCGGTGACGTCGGCACTTGCCGGCGTAGCTGGTATGCATAGTATGCGCGCTGAGGCCGAGTCGTAGAGCAGGACGGCTGACTGCAGGAATGAGATGGGATCGTCGGAGAAACGGATGAGTTTCTGTATGTCGGTCTTGTCCTGGAAGTAGGTGTAGAGTTCGTCGAAGACGTTCTGTATGTCGGTCCAGGGTCCGATGAGCTGTTCGGACATGGGTACGACGTTCTGCTCGACGACACGGGCAAGTCCGCGTGTGTTGACGAAAGCCACGGACTGATCGAGCTGACAGACGGACTTCGGGTTGGTGCATACGTCGCGGCTGATGGGGTGTATGGCGGAGTAGGATCCCGTTGAAGAGACGGAGAGGGCCCAGATGCCGTCGGTGGTGAAAGCGATAAGCGGGAACTGTCCGAACTGTCCTTGTGTGAGCGCGCGGGTGGTGGATGCCATTCCGAGTACGGTTCCTGTGCCTACGGTGTTGATGCCGGATACGGGGAAGTAGTAGGGATTGTTGACCTCGGAGGTGTAGATCTTGTTGGGCATTTCAACGAGGTTGTCGACGGTGGCGGAGTAGGCTCCCGGTGTAGGAGTGATTTGCGCATGGACAATCAATTCAGGCTTCAACGTGAAGGGAATGTCGGCATAGGCTCCGTTGAGCTGCGGATGCTGCTTCATGGGGAATATCCAGTGACGCACAGAACCATCAACATATACTTCAATAATGGTCTTGACAGCCCTTGAATCAGGGTAGAAGAATAGCCATGATGAAAGTTGTGCCACGGATACAGAATTACCTGAAGCAAAACTCTGTATGACGGTTTTTGGGCCTTGATCGGTTTGCAGAATGACAATAATCCTTCGTACGGTTATGTATGAGTATACATCGTCGGACCATGCGCTAAGGAGCGGGAATCCCTCGTAGAGTCGTTCCTTGAGCGCGGATGCGTTGAGGCGGTGGTTATAGACATATAACGAGGACTTGCCTGTATCCATGGGTAGGAGCAGGTTGTGTGTCTTGTAGTCGTCGGTCATCTGCTCGCGTGCCACGATGCCCTGTGTGTTGATGCCGTCGTTGATCTCGGTGTATGAAGTGGCAAGCGTATCCTCGAGGTTGAAGGAGTGGAAGAGGAAAAAATTGGATGTGTTGCGGAGGGCGGTGACGTATTCTTCTTCGGACATGCGGGGCAGGTCGAGTGCTGCGCGATCAAAAAAGTCTTCATCTGACAAAACAATGGTACGTCCAGTACCAGACCACCTGGTCTCAATACAATGATCGAGATCAGGTATCAGGTTTTTTACCCGTCCGTTTCGCACCCCATAGTTTTCGGTTTTAAAAGACAAGGTTGAGATGAGTGAATCCTGCTTATAGGGGTCTATCTGCGGTGATACGAAAATATCGATAGACTTGACGATATCGGCCCATCGACTTTTCAGTTCAGTCCAATTACTACTGTTTGTGTTGCGGTAGGTGAGCGCAACGGCCGAGGGATAATAGGCGAGCGGGTTTTTAACAGGCGGAGTATTACTATCATCCAAGAACGTTACATCTACAACTTGTTTTTCTGCATTGCCGTCACCATCTTTTTCCACGCTATGCGATATAACCCTAAAAGGATCGTCCAATGCCACGGGCATGATGACAGGTGCGGAGTGGAGGATGGAAGAGCCGTCGTACAGGCGGTAGCAGTAGCGTACGAGGAATGGTGCGTAGAAATAGCCTTTCTCGGCTGTGACGGCATTTGTGCGGTTGATGAGTGCCCAGGCGGCTTCGGTCATGATTGACTGCAGTTTATCAATCCGTGCCGTCGATCCGGATGTTGTGATATCGTCGTAAACAAAGTCATCTTCTTCAGAGACGGAGATATAGGTCACATTGCCTTTTTTCATCTGCCATTCGTCACAGGTTTTTGGGGCGGAGAGTGAGAACTGGAGATCGACGAACGGTGGCTGCTGTCCGAGGTATTTGTAATTATTCTGTTTTCCGTCCCAGAGGATGTAGTGTATGCCGTTGGCGTCGAGGACGATGAGGGTGTTGCCTACGGACTCTATCTTGGTGATGGAGGAGAAAGTGGCTATTTGGTAGGCTCCGGAACCTCCGAGGCTCCCGTTTTCGTGGAACCAGTAGAGCCCTGTACCGCGTGTGGCAATGAAATGGGTGTAGGCGGTGGTCTTGTGGACGTATTGGAGGTGGGCGGTATTTCCGGCGACCGTAAGGGGGTATGTGGTAGGTGTGCCCTTGATGAGGGAGGGGCGGAGGGATGCGTCGTGGATCTCGACGTTGGCAGAGAGGGCGAGAGAGCCCTCGGGGGCTGCGAGCTCGTCGGGTGTGAGGCTGACGCCCTGGTATCGGATATTCTTGTTCATGATGCTGATGGGGTTAATGGGGAGGATGGGATTAATGGGAGTTATGGGGTGGATTCTTTGGCGGGCTTGTGGAGCCAGAAGCGGAAGTAGTCGTTCTCGGCGTCGCTGTAGCGGACGTGGATGTACTCGTGGGTGATGTATAGGCGCTTGCGGCGGGTGAGGGGCGAAATACCGTAGTCGTAGAAGAGTCCTCCGGGCTGTACGCGGCCGTCGAAGGAGATCTCATACCAGTAGCGGCGGAGGAAGAAGAAGGGACGGCGGCGTACGTGCTGTACGGTGGTACCGTTGAGCATGGCGGGGGCGCAGGGGGCGATGGTCCATGAGCCGTCGATGAATTCGCGGTGCTCGACTTCCTTCTGTGTGCCGTCGGGGAGGGGAACGGTGGACTTGACGATGCGCTCGGACTGTGTGATCTTGGAGAAGACGCACATGGAGGAGGTGATGGTACGTGCCACGGATCCGTGGCAGAGTACGCGGTGGTCGCCGGGTATGTCGGGGAGCAGATCGCGCTCGCGTCCGTCGCGGTTGATGATGAGGACGGTGGATACCTTTCCGCGGCGGAGTGTCTTCACCTGGAAGGGGAGCGTTATCTTCTG